TTGTCCGTTGAATGATATGACAATTAGAGTTTCACACAGTGAAAAAGTAACAAAACATATTATAATAACTCGTGTAATGCGAGTTTTTATTTTTATACCAAAATGCTATAATAACTATATATGGCAAGGCCTAAACAAGATAAATACAAATTAGAGTATATGTTAGATAAAATAAATGAGTACTTAGAATTGTGCATTAAAACGGATTCAATGCCAATTTCTAAAGAGTGCTTTTTAAACAATGGGTGGGAAGTTGATTATGTTTATCAATTATCAACTAAAGAAGGGTATGAATTATTAAGTAGTGCTATAAAAAAAATAACGGATTTAAAATCAATTTATATTGAAAAGAAATTGCTTGATCCAAACATTAAACCAGCTGGAATGATATTTTTATTAAAACAACTTGGTTATAAAGATGTAAACGGAATTGAAATAGAGAAATCAAGTGGCGTAATGGACTTAGTCAAATCCATTCAAGAGATGAAAAATGAAAATAAGTCCTAAATACTACGATTTCTTAATGGACGATGCTAAAGTCGATATTTTAGAAGGGACGACATCATCTGGCAAGACCACAACGGCTATTAACACAAAGTTTGTTTACAAAGTTATGACTTCGCACCGTAGAAAGCATTTAATCGCTGGAGAGAGTTTAGGGGTTATTATCTCGAATATCTTATCAAACGGGGAATTTGGACTATTAGATGTTTACCCAGAGATTGAATCAAGTTTTAACGGAAGTCATAAACAGAAGTTGCCACATTTACGACTTGGTGAACATACGATATTCTTAGTTGGGTATAGTGATGTCAGTAAATTTAAAAAAGTCTTAGGTGGACAGTTCGGTGCAGTATTCATCGATGAGTGCAATCAAGCGAATCAAAGTTTTATCAATGAAATGTTTATACCACGATTTGAATACTGTTGTATGACGCTAAACCCGGATAACCCGGATAAGTCGATTTACAAAGATATTATCAATCGTGCAAGACCTTTACAGAAGTATGTTAAGACGATTCCTAAATCAATCTTAGATGAATTGGAACGTTCTAAAGAAAATGAGTCATGGCGATATTGGTTTATGTCCTTCGATGATAACCCAAGTATGACGGAAACACGCAAGAATGAGTTACTCAATTCGTTGCTACCTGAAACGCTTGAATATCAAACGAAAATACTCGGTATGCGAACGATAGGCACAGGTCAATGTTGTCCACTACCAAAAGAAAACATCATTACCGAACAAGAACTTGTTGAGATGATGAAAAAAGGCTTACGCTTCAATACCTTCAGTATCGGTGTTGATACTTCGTATTCAGATAAAACAGATGACAAAATCTCAATGCACTTCATAGGTATCACAGATAACGGAGTAATGATAGTCATTGACGAAGACACCACAAATAACCGAGATAACCGCATCAACGTAACACCAAGCGATGTCGCAAAAATGCTCGATGAATTTTGGTTAAGAATGGTTGAGAAATGGGGTAATACATTAGCGGTCTACATTGATAGTGCAGATAGTGCCACGATAATGGAATCCAATAAATACAGACAGTCCTTGAAACGACCGTATCTACCTACACCAAGTTGGAAGAAAACCACTATTATGAACAGGGTTAATCTTACCAATGGTTGGATTAAGGGGAAATATTACTTAGTCGTTGATGGTTGCAAAAACTTAATTAATGAGCATAACATATGGGTGTATAATGAAAAGGGCGAACCAATGGACGGAAACGACCATAGTATTAACTCAAGTCAATATGCGTGGTTACCTTACAAACATAAAATAGGGGTGCAGAGATGAAATTAACAGATAGAATAAAATACTTATTCTTAGGAGATAAAATGAAACGTGATCTAAGCAATCGTGATGTTTACAGCTACACTGAAGCCGAGTTATGGTACATCGGCGATGAAGTTCTATTAAGTGACTTTTATAAGAATAACGCAGGGTATGGAACGGGAACGATTGACCCTAAATATGCGTACTTCTATAAAAACGCAGACAATCAAATCCGTATTATTCACAGTGGACTGCCTAAACTCATCAGTCATACAATGGCACGTGTTTTAATGAGTGGTGGATTAGAGTTCAAAGTCTATCAAAAAGAAAAAGAGCTTGAAGCCGATTCCGAACTCTTAGAAGCGATTTTCAAAGACAACAAAGTTCGTGATTTGATGAAACGCAGTGTTGTGGCAAAATCTTGGGGTGGTAAGGTAGCGTGGAAATTATCGGTTAAATCTGATTTATCGAATTACCCTATTATTGAAAAATACGATGCTGAAGAATTCGAATGTGTCTACGAGAGAGAACGCCTTCAAGCGATTATCTTTAAAACTATCTATAAACTCGATAAAGAAGAATACATCTTGCACGAAGAATACGGACTTGGGTACATTCACTACTCACTATTTATCAAGCGTGGCGATAAGTACGAGCCTGTTGATTTAGGTTATCTACCAATGACAGAAAACTTAGCTGATATGAGTTTCAATCAAAAAATCATTCTAGCAGGTGTATTTCAAGGTAAATCAGACTATGACGGATTGATTAGCGAATTTGATGCCTTAGACGAAGCGTGGAGTCAATTCTTTGATGAAATTCGTATGGCGAGAACAAACACCTATATTCCTGAAGTGTTAGTCGGTAATAGAAAATTTGACCCATTTAGAACTCGTTATCAAGTCACTGAAATGGACAATCGAGAAAACGGACAAAATACCATTACTCACGTTCAACCTGACATTCGAAGTGAAGAATATTCAAAAACTATAAAAGTATTAGTATCAAACATTTTAACAAGTGTCGGATTAAGCCCATTCAGTCTAGGCATTGATGATTCAGTCGGTGCAAATGCCAGTGGCGACAGTTTAGAAAAACGTGAAGAAGCGACACTAAGAACTCGCAAAGAAATGGCTGAAGAATGGCAAGAGTTTTTACAAGAGATGTGCGATAAATTACTCTACTGTTATTATCGATTTGTCAGTGGTAAAACAAACTATTCACTCAAGGGCGAAACATATGTTACTTTTGGGGATTATATGACACCGTCTAAAGAAGCTATCGCAGACTTTAACATTAAACTTGTAGAAGCGAACATCATTGACACTGAAAAAGCCTTAGATGATATTTATGGTGATGAACTTAGCGAAGAAGAAAAGACTCGTATTTTAGCGAATACCGGAAGTTTAACTGTTACAGTTCCTGAAACACTTGAATAATTATGAACAAAAAAGACTACGAACAACAGATTCAAGAGATTGTCACAAAGTTATCGAAAGAAATTGACCGAAATTACTCGGTTAAATTACCCGAAATAACACCGATATACGAGAATAACGAGATTATCAACGAAAAGGAAGTTAAGAAACAATCGAAACTCTTAACAAAACTGATCGTAACGATATGGACTGCCAATGCCTTGTTAATGTCAAACGCTAACAAAGAAGTCTTAGAAGTCAATTTCGCTTATTACGGCTCGATTAAAGAGCGAATTGGTTTACCGGTATTTACACGCCAAGAGATTAACAAAATGATTGATAGCGTGGTTAAAAAGCGTTCTGATGTGGTTAAAATCAAACAAGTCATTCAAGGGAACGCCAACTCATTGAATAATCGTATGCAAAACAAGGTTAAAGAACTCTATCAAAATGGCGCAACTAAAAAAGACATTCAAAAGATGCTTAAAAAAGAGTTTGAAGTTAATTCAAGTAAAGCTAAAACGATTGCGACCACTGAAGTCAATTATTACAAGAGTGAAGCACAGTTAAAGGCAACGGAAGGACTACCAATCAAAAAGATATGGCGACATCGTAGAGCTAGAGAACCGAGAGAAACGCATTTAAACGCACATGGACAAGAAGTAATCGGACACGATGCTTTATTCCAAGTAGGAGAGTACAAAACCATAGCACCACAACACTTCGGTATAGCGAGTGAAGACATTAACTGTCATTGTGAAATTGATGTCATCGTACTAGATAAGGTGAACATAAAAGTTGAGTAAAAAAGAACTAAAATCACACGATATTGAAATAAACACCAAAAAGCCTTATAATGATTTCAGAGAAGCACGATGCCACCATTGTGGAAAGATGTTTTTCAAAATCAAAGGGACAGATTATCAAGTGGAAATAAAATGTCCTAGATGTAGCAGTATCGTGAGCTTCAACGAAAGCCGAGAGTAATATCTCGGTTTTATATTTTCCACAGAATCGTTACCAACACGTTAATTGGAGAACGTTACCCAACGAAAAAAGGAGATTGTATGAAATTTGCATTGAATATTCAGTTATTTGCCGAAGATGAACAACCACCAAAAACATTCACTCAAGAAGAATTGAACGGAATTGTCGCAAAAGAAAGTAAGTCGGCAATTGAAAAACTTCTAAAAGAGTTAGGGGTTGAAGATGTCAAAGGGGCAAAAGACGGGTTATCGAAACTCAAAGAGCTTCGTGACAAAGATAAGACGGAACTTGAAAAAGCAACGGAACACATTAAACAACTAGAAGCAGAAAACCAAGCAAACCATTTAAAAGTATTAGCGAGAGAGCAAGAAGATTCCATTCATAACGCACTAAAATCGCTTGAATACGATCCGAGTTATGCGAAAACGGTGTTCAAACTAGCTGATTTATCAAATGTTGATTTACAAGATGCCGACAAAGTGAAAGAGATTGTTGAGAAAACAATCCAAGATTATTTGCCAAATGTAGCGAAACAACCGGAAGATTTTGGAGCTGGTAAAAAGGAAAAAGAAAAACCAGATCCAACCAATCCGTATGTTGCGGCATTTAAGAAGATGAAGAATTTTTAACAGAAAAGGGAGATTAAATTATGCCAACAGGGGCAAGAAAAATTGCAGGTTATTCAGACATTAGTGAGCAAGTAGCAGCTCAAAAGAGTATTTTTCTACAAGTAACCAATCAAGACGGATTAGTGAACGCAGATGCTACAACAATGAAGGTTTATGTTAATAGTTTAGCTTCTATTCAAGACTATGTACCTGGTACAGGTGTTTCACTAAGTAATGACGGCTCATCTTATGTAACAGTATCAAACAGTGTTGAAAACGCATTGAATGAAATTTTAGACGGTTATACCGTTGAAACAGCGCCAGCTGATTTAGTTGTTTCTCGTATGGTCGCTGGTATGGCAGCTCGTGGCGAAAAGAACGACACTTTAGTATTTGCAGGTATGAAAGCCGGTGGAACTGAACTCGTCGCAGCAGCAGGGGCAAAACCAACAGCTTCAACGATTTATGCAGCTATTCTAGCGATTAAGGCGGCTCTTGATGCGGCTAAAGCACCTAAAACAGGTCGTAAGTTGCTTTTAACTCCAGAAATGGAAAACTTATTATTATCTGTTGATTCAAAGGTTGTACTTGATACAGCTCGTGGTGATGCTATTCAAACAGAAGGTTTTGTTGGTCGTTTATTAGGCTTTGATGTGTTCTCTACTGTATTACTTCCAGCAGGAACAAACATGATCGGTTTACAACTTCGTGGTTACGCAGCTAAAGAAGTATTCAAGATTGAACCACGCATTCAAGACCTTGACGGTTCAGGTCAATTCATTGGGGATTCTGCAGTTCAAGACCGTGTTGCATTCTTACACGGTGCAATTCGTCCTACCTTTATTCAAGTTAATAACGGAGCTGCTTAATGAATCGCCTAGCTTTCATAACGGAAGCGGAATATTCAAACTTAGTGGGTGGGGAAATCCTGCCCACTACTTTGCAAATTAACGAAGCTTCCGAAGTGATTGCGTATTTCTTGAAAAATCCTTATAGTTCGACTTGGACAGATGTAAATTGTCCTAACTTTATCAAACTAGCGACGGCTTATCAAATCAAGTATATGCTAGAAAACACAGATGATGAGTACAGTGGTCAAAATTCATTCAGTATCGGTAAATTCAGCGAAACGAAGTCACTAAGTGGAGAGTATACCAAACTATCACCTAAAGCTCGGAGATATTGCCTAGATAGTGGCTATGTGAATCGAATCATATGAAACCCATTCCATTAAAGCTCTTACCGAGTACGGTAGCGTATCAAAAATATCTAGGGAACACAGGCGAGAAAGTGAGCTTTGCAAGTTCCCTAAACTTAACGCACGTTAAGATAGAAGAGCGCAAAATCTATCGTAAATCACTCGATCGAGTTGAAGTAGTCGGTAATGCGATGTTGTTCTATGATTGTTTTCATTCTAGTGGATTAAATGACATTCCAATACCACAGAGTAAAATAACCTACAACGGAAAAGAGTACATTGTTGTTGATACTGATGTGTTAAGGGGTTATTCAGACACACCACACCATTACGAAGTATTGCTCAAATGAAAACATTCAATTCATTCAGTGATGCGTTTAAATGGACTAAAAAGGTCGTGGATAACACAACGGAACGCTCACAAGAAGAAATCGCTCGAGAAGTTTATAAAGATAGCAAAGCCTATACCTATCTCGATACTGAAGAAATGTATCAATCAGGCGAACAGAGTAATTTCAAGGAAGGCGAAATCACACTTAAAGCGCCACAAGTTCGAAAGTTATATTTCACATTTGGACTTCGCGGACATAAGAATCCCAACGCCGTACCGTATTGGTTTGATTTAACGGTACAACAATTCAAACAAAAATATTTAGGGATTGTCTATCGAGTTTTCAGTAAAGGCAAAGACGATACCGATTGGAGCTAAATGAAAACACAAGAAATTATCACAGAAATTCGTAATTTAATAACAACACCGAGTTATAGTCCATTGTTACCGCAAGAAGATGTTCTTGGTGTTGCGGTTAATATTATTGTGGGAAGTCAAAACTTAAACTTATGTGGGACAGGCGAATTTCAGTTCAGTTTCGCCCTAACAGTAAGGGGTTATAAAGAAGATGACCTACAAACTCGTGCATTGTGCGATTCGATTCATAACGAAGTGCATCAGAAAACCACAACGAACATATTATCGTTGATAGGAGAAATGCCGAGATTTATTGGATTAGATGAGTATGGAAGATATAATTATTCAATCGTATTTAATGCGATTGCCAAAGGAGATTAAATGGAAAGTAATGTTGGAAATTTCATTTTAGAAGTCGATATTAGCTCTACTGAAACGCCGAACTATCAAGAACTATGCGTATTGAGTATCGGTCACGATTTAGGGGAACTAAGCGACACGTGGAATGATTTATGTAACACCGTATCAAATACCGTTAAGTTAGCGATTGACCCAACTTGGTCGGTAGCATTCAAACTTGATAAATCAAGTGCAGTAGCACAAAAGATTTTAGGCTTAGAATATGCGGTTGGTGAAGCAGCTGTCTTACCGGTTCGCTTGATTAACAAGTTCAAGATAAAAAAACTCGAATTTGATGCGACAGTCAGTAATATCGCTTACGAGCCGACCGCTGATGCAGTCTTAGAAGTGTCATTCGATCTTAAAGTTTACAGTGCTTCATCGTTCTCTGAAACGACTTATGTAGCAGCGTAGGGATAGCACAAACTATCCCTTTTTTTGAAAGGAAAACTATGCTTAAACTAACAAGCAAACTATATGAAATAGAAGAAGATGTTCAAGTTGAAGATGAACAAGGAAATGTGATTTATAGCTTTAAAATGCAAATTACACCCAACGAACTCAAAGACATACGAGCATTACTCGGTCGTTCCGCAACCGTTAAAACCGAGAATATAGACGATATGGTAAAACTTGGATTAGAAATTCAAGAAGAATTTGAGAAGATTTGTTTCAAAGAACATCGAGAAACCTTTAGAGAAACCGTAGGTGAAGGAAAGTATTTAGAAATGGTTGAAACAATCCTAGATTTTTTTACGATACACTTTATCGAAAAGCAAGCTCAACGAATGAATACTTTAAGTTCGCACCTAAAGAAAATTGGTTAGAGTTACACACTTTATCGATAGACGGAATTGAATATACGATAAATGCCACTTTTAAAGGCGTTCTAGCGTTATTTAACTTATTTGAACTAAATACACTCCCTAACGAGTATAAGGCTCGTAAAGGGCTAGAAATACTGAATATCAATGTTTTAGACAATCACGAAGTTATTTTAAATGAAGTGATGAAGTATTTATTCAAATTTAACGACACAAAAGAGAAAAAGATATTCGATTTGAATTTAGATTACAAATATTATTATGTGGATTTCTTGAAGTTTGGAATTGATCTAAACGAACAAGACATCAGTTGGTGGAAGTTCGATGCGATTTTAGAAAGTATCTTCTTAGATGAAAACTCAACGATTAGCAAAGTCGTACAATTTAGAACTTACAAGAAACCAACGAAAAACAATAAACAAGCCGAGATGGACGAACATAAAGCACGAGAAAAGATGAAATTGAAATACGCATTACACGATGAAACTTCGATTGATTTTAACTTAGAACGGCTTTATAACTTCATTCTTAGCGGAAAGGGCAAAAATGAATGATGCTCAAGTAAAATTTAAAGTCATAATGGACGATAAAGACGCATCGTCCGCAGTAGATAATTTAGCTAGTAAATCATCTAAATTAGACAAAGAAATAGGGAATGCGACGAATAAATTTTCTGAATTTGGCGATAAATCTAAACAATTAGCGGGTAAATTTGTCAAAGCAGGAGCAATAATGACTGCTGGATTGACTGTTCCATTGGTAACATTAGGCTCAAAAGCATTTTCTATGGCGGCTGAGTTTAATGATGCGATAGGGGCAACAGACCAAATTTTCAAAGGTTCATCAAATGCGATGCAGTTTTGGGCTAAAAACCTAGAAACATATTATGGTGTAGCAGAAGGGGAAGCTTTAACCTATGCCAACACAATGGGAGCTATGTTACAGAATATTGGTGGATTAAGTGAGAAAAAAGCAGCTCAACAATCTCAATTACTTGTTGAATTAGCAGGCGATTTAAGTGCGATGTTTGGTGGCACGACTGAAAGCGCAGTCCAAGCCTTAACAGGGGCATTAAAAGGCAATAACACGATGCTTGATAACTATGGTATGGCAGTTAATGATGTTATGATTAAATCAAAGGCACTTGAAATGGGGTTAATCAAAGAAGGCACTGAAATGACCTTAGCCGCAAAACAAGCCGCTACATTAGCATTAATTATGGAACAAGCAGGTGCTGCAACAGGTCAAGCCGAAAGAGAATCAAGCGGGGCTAGTGGAACACTCAAAACATTACAAACAGAAGTTGCCAACTTAACCAAAACATTAGGAGAAGAATTACTTCCTATCTTTGTCCCAATGATTCAAAAAATAGTTGAATGGGTTAAAGAGTTCTCATCTTTAGATGATAAAACTAAAAAAATGATCGTTACTGCTGGATTATTCTTAGCCGCTGTCGGACCAGTCGTAACATTTATTGGTGGATTTATTTCGGTAATTGTGACTTTGGTTGGGTGGATTGGTGGGGCTATTAGTGCAGTAACGTCATTCGCAACATTTATAGGTGGATTAATGACTCCTATTGGTTGGGTCATCGCAGCTATCGCCGCTGTTATCGCCATTGGTGTTCTCTTATGGAAAAATTGGGACACTGTCAAAGAAAAAGCTGGAGAGCTTTGGTCTTGGATTACCGATAAATTTGAAGATATGGCAAACTTCATCGAAAACATCGATTGGAAACAAATTGGTAAAGATATGATGAATGCTATATGGGATGGTTTGAAAGATATTTGGAATAGCCTTTGGAATTGGGTATCTGACATCGGTAAAAAGATTTCAGACGCTATCTTAGGCAAACAAAAAGATATTAACGATTTTAACAATCAATCGTCGGGTTATACCGGTATGTCGGTTAATTCAGTATCAACAAGTGGTAAAGCTGGATTAGTGCCAAAAATCGGCGCAACTCAAACATCAAGCAACACTTCAAATACTGTCATTCAAAACTTCTATTCGCAAACAGTCAGTTCAACGGATGCGTATAGAAAGAAAGTCGAGTTATCCAATGCTTATTAACGATTTCAAGGTACTAATTACCAATAACACACTCTTAGAAACTAAGAGTTTTAGAAACGATATTATGGCACTTCAAGGTGTGAGTGATTTAGATAACGAGATTACAAGCGTGAAAAACGCTAATTTGGACGGCTCGAACATCATCTCACAATCCTTGAGTGAACGATCAATGGTTTTATTGCTTCGTCAAACACAAAATCGTGATTACTACACGAAGTTTTTCAACGCTAAACACACTTTTACAATGCGAATTTTTAACCGAGAAATTGACTTTAAAGTTGAGAGTTTGAAATTTGAAGAAAAAGTGCCAAATTTATACGAACAAAAGGCAATAAGAATACTCTGTACGGCGTATAATCCGTATTGGAAGAATGTTGATAATTTCGGTCAAAACCTTGCGGAAGTCGTGGGTATGTTTGGATTCCCTTGGACTGCAACGATTGCAGACGGAATCACAATGGGGTATCGAGTATTCAATCAAAACACAATTTTTGAAAATGACGGAGATGTTGAAGTTGGTTTTACGCTTAAAGTCAATGCAACAGGCAATATGACGAACTTTAAATTTGAGCACGTAGGCACAAGTGAATACATTCGATTAGTCGATAATTTTGTAGACGGAGATGTGATTGAAATTTCAACGATAAAAGGTCAAAAAGATGTCAAGGTCAATGGAGTAAGTGCGATTAACACCTTAGATAAGGCATCTACGATGTTCTTACTTGATATGGGAAACAATCAACTTAAATTTGATGCCGATACAGGTGTTACGAATTGTGAAGCGTTTTTGTATTATTCTCCACTTTATGTAAACGGTATGAATGTAGGAGTCACCAATGGAACTGTATATTTTGGATAGCACTTATCAAGTGTTAAAAATTGTTGATGTGTTTCAATCACTCGTATGGCACGAAAAAATATTCGATTATGGGGTATTTGAATTAAAAATCAATGAACTCATACCCGATGCGACTTATGTTTACAAAAACGATGCGCAAGACTTAGGTGTGATTCAAGGTTATACGATTGAACAAGGCTCAATTACCTATCGTGGCGAGTTAAGTATGAGTTTACTCAAAAATCGGATCGTAACCAATAAAACCACCTATAACGATGATGTTGAAAGCATTCTAAAAGACTTAGTCACAACCTATATACCATTTGTCAGTGTCGCAACCAATTTAAATCGTGGCGAAGTCATAACCTTACAAACTGAAATAGGGCAACCTATCAGCGAGATTATTCATAAACTCAATGAATCGTCCGAAGTATTCGGACAATTAACTTATGATTACACAACCAATACCTTAACCTTTGATGTTGTTGAAAAAGTCGAAGCAAACGCATTTCCGTTGAGCTTAGGCTATGAAACGATTAACGCCTATACCTATGACTATGACACGAAAGAATTTAAAAACTACGCTTATATCGTAGGTGCAGACGGAGTCGCAACGCTTGACTTATCAAGTGGTGGAACACAAAAACGAGTGTATGTCGATGCAAGTTCAATCGAAAAAACCTACGACGATAACGGAACACCTGTCACATTAACGGACTTACAATATGAAGAAGCCTTAAAAACAAAAGGACGAGAAGCATTAGCGACTTACCAAATCACAGAAACTATCAATATTGACACATCAAAGGTATATAATATAGGTGAAATCACAACCTTCAAAGATGAAAAACTAGGAATAACTTCAGTTCAACTCATTACGGAACGAATGTTCGGGTATGAAGCAAACTCAGTTAGAACTTACTTAACCTTTGGACGACCAAAAATAGAAATTCTAAAACGAATTAAAAAGGAGTTTAACAAATGATTTATTTTCCATTTGATAACACAAGTGCAGTGGTGTTAGACCGTAATGTATCGAGTGATGTTTACGCAAGTTATATGGCGATGTTTTTCCGTAACGGTGTACATCCAGTTGATTCAACGTATTTTCAAGTTTATTCAACCGAAACACCTGACTCAATGACTTTGCAAGTTAAACCGGGTTTAGCAGTTATTAACGGACGATTTGCACGAGAAGATGTTGAACGGACTCTTATTGTCCAAGCATCAGACACTCAAGATCGAATTGATTTAGTAGTATTACGACTTGATTTAAGTCAAAGATTAGTGGATTTATACGTCGTCAAAGGTACAGCGTGTGCAAGTCCTATCGCACCAACCCCAACACGCAGTGGCGATATTTACGAGTTAGTTTTAGCACAAGTTTTCATTAACGCTAATTCAACTACGATTTCAAACATTAAAATAACCGACACTCGCTTAAACAGTGATTTATGTGGCACGATTTCATTCGCAGGGGCAACCGTAGATACCACTTCGATTTTCAATCAATATCAAGCATCTTTAAATGAGTTCTTAGAGATTGTTGCAAGTGCCATTGATGAAACGATGTATGGCGATTTAGTAGCGATGATTGAAGGTGTCGCATTTAGTTTAACTGGTACTTTACCGAACACATCGTGGACAGGCTCTAGCGCACCATATACGAAAGTTGTTTCAGTACCTGGCATTTTAGCGACAGATGAACCGATTATTGATATAGTACCAAGTGGAACTTATGCCACAGACTTAGTAATGCGTGATGATTGGGCGAATATTGGCGACATCGTAGCATCAAACGATAACCTAACCTTTTATGCCGATGCGATTCCTAGTGCTTCGATTCCGTTTATTGTAAAGGTGGTACGATAATATGGGACACGCTTTAATTGTACGACGTGGTGGTAAAACACTCGTTCCAATCGAAGTAAGTGCGGAAACAGGCACAACAACTGCTTATACAGGATTAGTCTTAACCGCTAACACTGGGCTAGTCGGTCGAAAGAAAAAAGCATTTGTCAGTTCATTCTTAGTGGGAGCAAACACCAACAACCCAACTTTAACCGTCATTCTATATGGCTCAACGAATGGAACAGATTTCACGCAAATCGGTAGTTATACTTTACCTAAAAACAATACATCAGTTACTAAAGCAGTATCTAAAATTCAATCGTTTAACACAGGCGATTATACTTACTTTAGAGCAACCGCAAGTGGCGTCTTAACTGGTACATCATTTGGGTTTGGCATTACCTTAGGAGTTATCTAATGAAACAAATTAACATAAAAGTTTACCCCAACGGAATGACTTCATGCAATCCACTCGTGATGAATTTTGACCGAGAAAATAACACAACTGAAATCATTGTGGATTATTCTGAAGTTGATTATTTGGATTGGATTAAACAACTCGATCTCGTTTTTGCGGACGGAACACATACTTATATCGAAGGCACAAGCAATACTTTAACCGTTCCTTTACTTGAAGAATACCTAAAACAAGGGATTATCGGTTTACAACCACTTGCCAAACAACTTGTAGTCGATGAATACGAAAAAGTTAAATGGCAAATTGCGAATATAACCGTTAGAGAAAGTTTAAATGTACTCGAAAATGACACATCAATCACACCTTCTATCGCAGAACAATGGGAAATTCGTATTCAAGCCGTTGAAGACGCCGAAGTCGTTCGCCAAGAAAACGAAAACATACGCATTTTAAATGAAAATAATCGCATAGACAACGAAGATGAACGAATTACTAACGAACAAGGGCGAGTAAGTGCAGAGAATACACGAGTATCAAGCGAAAATACTCGAATTTCAAACGAGAACACACGCATATCGAACGAAAACACTCGTATTGCTAGTGAAAACGCACGAAATGTATTTCAAGCCTATAATGGCTCAACTTCCTATGTTGTAGGGAATAAAGTTGCTTACAATGGTTCAAGTTATGTGTGTATTCAAAACTCACTCGGTAATTTACCTACCAATACAAGTTATTGGTTATTGATTGCAAGTAAAGGCGACCAAGGGATTCAAGGATTAAAAGGCAATCAATGGAAAGGCGCTTATAATGCAGGAACTAAATATGTTGTTGATGATGTCGTATCTTACAATGGTTCTTCATATATTTGTATCTTAGCAAGTTTAAACAATCTACCTACGAATACAACTTACTTTAGTTTATTCGCACAAAAAGGTGATAACACAACCGCTAGTTCAGTAACGAATACACCAAGTGGAAATATCTCATCTACAACAGTTCAAGGTGCAATCAACGAATTAGACACCGAGAAAGCAACGACAGTTCACACACACGATGATAGGTACTACACAGAAACAGAAGTTAATACATTACTTAATACTAAAGCAAACATTACTCAAAACGCGTGGATAACTCCGACATTGTTGAATGGGGCTACACATGCAGACGCAGGTAATCCATTGCAATATTTTATAGATAATTTTGGAATAGTCCATTTTAGAAATAAATTAACGTTAGGTACACCTTCATCTGCTCAATTTGTTATGCCGGTTGGTTTTAGACCATTAGGTTCGTCTATGTTTTTTCCGTTAGCGAGAGTTTCAACAGCAACAGCGTTTGCAAGGGCAGACTTTTCGAGTTCAAGTGGTAATGTTACCACTTATGAAGTGGCAGGACAACAAGTTGATTTTGCTTCTGTTTCATATAGAGCAGTAGCGTAAGGAGTAAATTTATGAAACTACAAAGAATAATTGATAAAAATACAGGTTTATTCATACGAGATGATTTTACATTCGATGAAGAAACAGAGATTGGATTAGATGTAGAAGCAAGTCAATGGTTGTTCAAACCTAAATGGGACTTTGAATTAAATCAATGGGAAGAAAGTGCAAGTCAAGAATACATTGACTCGTTGAAACCAACCGAAGAAGTGCCACAAATTGAAGATAGAATTGTTAAGTTAGAGCAAGAACAAGAAGTTATCATCAATGTTCTAACTGATATTATGGGGGTGTAAGATGAACGATAAATTATTAAAATTAGCCGAGAAGTTAAAAGAAAAAGAAGATAAGAAGAAAGTTGTCGTTGATAAGTACAAAGCATTGAAAAAGGTCAAAAAACTCACTCAAGAACAACGATTAGATCGGATTGAAGAATTGTTAGGGATTGACTGATGTTAAAACGATACATTTATTATTTTGGATCTAAACCCGTTTCAGTGATTGAAGCGAAACCAGACAGTATCGAAAAGTTTCAAATCTCTGTCTTAGGCGATAAATACGACACACCAACATCAGTACAGTATTGTGGTAACTTCAAAGATGTTGTACTTGAGCAAGAAGGGTGGTCGCAAGTTGCCCTTGTGAATGGTGGTTTATTCTTCTCATCAGTGGCACAGAACTTCGCAGTAGGAATTGAAAAAGTAATGGGCATTGTGAATGAGTTTGACGACCCATCAAAAGATAACGTCTTAGCGCTCTATCACGATGACAAAATGCTCTATATCGCACCACAAAGCTATGTTAAAAAGAATTTAGACAAATATCGTGGTGCAGTAACAAGTGCATTTGGACTCAAAAACAACGGAATAACCGATACTCGTGGACGAATTGAGAACTCATCACAGTTCAAATCAAGAAGTGGACGCACGATTATTGGTAAAAAAGCAGATGGAACGATTGTAATAGCGTGTTTAATGGCAGTTACAGGCTCATCAAAAGGGATTACAGGTTTAGAGTGTGTAACACTAGCAACCAAGTTAAACCTTCGTAATGCCGTTTGTATGGACGGTGGTGGCTCTGTCTACCAATGGTATCTCGGTAAAACCATTATCGATACACCTAGACGAGTTAAGAATGGAATAGCTTTATACAGAAAAAGACCATAGGTCAAAGGGGAAAGTATGGAAAACTTAATCGCTTATTTAAAACTTCATCAATTTGTGGCAAGTCTTGTCGCACTACCAATCGCAGTTTTACTGAATATTTTACTCGGATTAGCCCTTGCAAATTTCAAATCAGAGTACGACAAAGGCGTATTATGGTTAGGGTTTAAAAAAGGTGCAGTGGTTTATTTCTCAATCGCAGTCTTAAGTGGACTCGCACAGTTCGTGCAATTCGCAGAGATTGACCTAATTCCTACTATGGCTCTAATGGTTTATGGCGTTATGTCGATATACATTGTTCAATGCGTTGAAAAAATCGCAAAAATAATCGGTTATAAAAAAGAAGTTTAGTTATGAAACGAAATCAATCATATAAACGAAAAGACGGAGTTGAAGTCGCAATTCTTCCTATGGAAATATGGAAAGAAACACAAGGAATGTTTACAGGCGTTTCACATAAGTTAAGACCTGCAATAGATGTAATAGGAACTTACGGAGTGAAAGATGATGTACTCGCTTCTTGGACAATGAAAATCGTTGATGTACGAGCAACTGAAGTATTTACAGTCAATGTTAATCCCGTGTTGTTTTGTGGAATCAATGGAAATCATTTTATTGTAGAGCCAGGAACTGCTATTACAAAACTATATCACGATAATTATGTTAAAGATTTAAAAGTCGGTCAGATCATTAAACAAGGAACACCATTTTATCAAGAAGGCACTTATGGTGGTGTTGCGATGCACGTACATATTGAAGTAGGCATTTATAAACCTAAAAGTTCGACTGAATACTTAGCAAACAAGTTAAGTGACGGAAGATACCGAGTTAAAGGCGCAATACGACTTGATGAAGTTTATTTCTCAAACGATACAGACATACAACGCACATCATATCATTGGAAAGAGTTCCCTAAAGAATTGCTTCAAGATGATAATGAAATTGTAATAAACGGAATACTTGATGAGCCTACGATAAAAGCGTTACAGAAACGATGTGGAACAGTTGTGGACGGAGTTATCAGTAAACCTTCATCATTAGTGAAAGAAATTCAAAGGAGATTGATTAGTGGGGAATCGATATGATAACGAATGAAACAACCATCACAGTGGGTGCGATTGCACTCGTCATAACACTAAGCATACAGATTTATAACTTCTTCCAAGCACGATTTAAAGAAGCCAAACAAAAAGGCGAAGAAAAAGGAATCGTTGTTACTAAACTTGATGAGATAATGAAAAAACTCGAAACATTAACCTTATCAAACGAAAGACTTAATCAAACATTACACGATATGTCGCATATGGTAGAAGACCACGAAAAGCGAATAAAGGTACTTGAAAAGAGAAGAGCAAAAAAAGAAGAAGTAGCCGAATAGCACCTTAAATGGTGCTTTTTTATTGCCTAAATTAAAAAGACAGAATAACTGTCTTTAATACTTTTCTTGAATTGTTTCATAAAGTGGTTTATATCTTGAATTAACTTCGATAATATCGCCTTTTTCGTTTTCCTTAATTTCTAGGATTAAATACCCTACATCGCTCACTAGACCTTGTCCCCTTAAAAATGGACTTTGTGCTTGAAAACTCGCTAAACTAAATGCGTGTATATTTCGGTAAAACATATAAAAGTTCTTATGATAATGTCCAACTACCATTAACTTGGGTTTACTTCCGCCACTCATCGCATCAATTCGCTTTTGAATTTTGTAACTTAAAGCGTAACTGGTGCCATCTCTCGGGTGGACTAAATCTAGATCAATTTT